TCTCCGACAGTATAAGATGACTAGATCACAACGGAGGTACTCCTCGCTTTGTTGAAAATCTAATCATAGAATAGTAGGAAGTACATATATTTATTGCGCAAACTTACTTGAATGTTTACCATCAGAAATGATAAAAATGGGCAAGTAGAAGTTTGGACAAATGCGAGTAGATACGCTATATGTAACTAAAAGAGTTTTAACAAGTAGAAAACATTACTAGTATATATATAATTATATATATAATCCATACTTACACCCCCTTAACACCCAGAAGGTGGTGCATTTGAGCATTAACATCGTCAACAGTATGGCGTTCTGTGTTCTCTTCTTGCCCTGACACGCTGCCATCCAGACAAAACATGCGCTGCTGCGAATTGCGGAGTGCGGCCGCCTTCATTTGTGCATGCGCTTCTCTTGCCCGGACTGGTGTTGCCCCATTAACCTCAAAGAAGTCAAAGGCAAACGGTGCCAGGTTTCTGTCTACTAATCCGCGCTGCAGGCCATACCTGGGTATGTAGACCTGTTCTGAATTCCTCATCCTTATGTAAGCCTCAGCAAGATTACTAAAGTGTTTCATTATCTGACGTAATGAGGGATTCGCATGCTTCACCATTGGTTCGATTGGATACTCCACTTGTTCATCACCATCCATCATGGTCCACACACCACTGATGTTTGGTGACGTTCCATTCTCTATACACCAAATCATGAAGCCATTGAGCACTATTTTCATTTGCTCTTCATTTAATTCAAGTTCAGCCATAACATTTGTGTGCCATGCCTTAAACTGAGAGTGTGTTGCTCTCGTGTTCACAACAAATTCCTGTGCTGGCTTATATGTTAGGAGATGATCCAAGTTGACAACTGAACTTCCTCCAACCTTTGGCAATTTCATATTCATTGCGGCTTTCTTGAGCCTTGGAATGCTAAATGTGCCGCTTGTACCGGTATTAACATCCTTGTCCTTTGTGCGATCAATTGCCAGTGTTGGCTTATCAGCTAGTTTCTGATCCCTTGCCTTGTCCTTCCCAGCATCTACTGTATCACTTTGAAATCTCACAGTTTCACGCAAGAATTCATTGTTTGCGAGTATCTCCTTGTAGTAATCTGTGAGTTCATTGTCAGTGGCTATTTGCGATGTGTATAATCTTCTTAGTGCAACTTCTGACAAATATGGTGCAAGGCCCTGTTCTGCAAGGCTTCTGTAAGGTTCTTGCTCTATTGTCCATTTATAGAACCTTCTGATGTTCTGTAGTAGGTCAGTGTAACCCCACGCCTCAATCATGGAAGCACAAATTGCTTCTAATCTATGGTGAGGCTCTGCACTACGATCCCATTCAAGAATGGACACGATGCGCTCAGGTTCTAACTTTGGTATTAATATCCCATCTTTGCTGAGTGCTCTGTGAGACATGAACCACAACTCCTTTTTATCTCTTGTGCGAGACGAGAAATCATAATTCAAGCCTAAGTCACTAAAATGTTGCTGAAAACCATCAAGCACATGTTCAAGTTCTGGTGATATGGCAATTATAAGATCATCTCCATTGGCAAAGAATTTACACACATCCTCCTGGCTGTTTATGTCGACTCCAAGTTTGGACAGTGCATAGTACATTGCAAGCACCACCATGAGTGTGTTGTCCACAACCGTAGATGGCTGTCCACTGTTGTTGCCCTTAAACTTCTTAACAATTGTGCCATCTGGTGTTGATATTGGTGTGTAAACAATCTCCGTGTAGAGATTTTGCAACATCTTCTGTCCAACATCCCACTCTTCCATGCTTGACAATCGTAGACGGAGCACTGCATTTATTAAATATGGGGATAATGAGCTATCAAATTGTGAACCATCAGCATCGCAATATACCCATCCATCAGGAAGCTTTCCAAGAAGTTCATTCCAGCCTCCATAGAACTTTGTCATTCCAACGCTCCAAGGGCATTGTATGTGCTTGCTGTAGAAATGATTGTTAAAATCATCAACACAGACTTTTCCTCCGAGCAATGTCTCAATTGGTGCTGCTGTGAATGTCCGTGTTTTATTCTCGATGAGCTTCTCGAACGGTCTAAGTTCCGCTTTAAGTGATCCATTCCAGACGCCTAGTTTATTTTTGAATAAGCGGAGACAACTCTTTTGAACCAGATTTGCTACAGCGTCATCAGATAAGTCCTCAAAATATTGCTTTTTCTTTCCGCTGTAAAGTGCACCAACTGCAGCATCCATGTTTAATGCATTTTTGATAGTTTGCTCATCTGTGACATATTCAAGATTCTCAAATCCCCACTCTTTCATCTTCCTGCTAAGAACTTTCAATGACGATTCGAATGTGTCACAATCAACAGAGCCTACCACAATCTGCTTGGAATACTTCATGATGTCCTTGATGTATGCTTCCTTGTTCAAGTGGCTCGGACCATATGCCCCCATGAATGACTTAAAGAAATCACGCGCATCTGCATTTTCCTGAAGATAAAGTGCAAACATTTTACAGCGGCCTTTCACGATGTGCTTTGTGACCAACTGACTTTGCAAATGCGCAACTGGTTGAATATTTGTATGCGCTGCTTCCAACATCCATTTTCGCTTCTCCCCTTGAGTGCGGACCAAATCGTCCATGATGGCGGCAACAGTTTTCTTGGCCATGAAGTCATCTTCGGGCGCATCCTCAACTAATGTAAAGGAACCCCAACTGATCTTATCAGCATTGAACTTCCAATTCTTGCACCAACCATCAGCGGCATCAAGATATGTAGCTACGAACTTCTCAGGAAATTCCACGAAGTAATTGCTACCATTGGTCGTATGCGTCAGGCTGTGGATCCCCAAAATATTTCCATCAATGATTGAAACCAGCGGACTTCCACATTGTCCATCCTTTGTTGTTATCCAGTGTTGCCAGAATGAAGTGTCCTCTTTATGCACAATGTGTGATGACTCAGACACTAGACTAGAGACACTTTTCTGCTGAAAATTTGTGGATACCATGCACACTCTATCTTTGATGGTAGGCTGTCTGAATTTTAGTTTTTGAGGGAATGGTGGGAAGTCCTTAGCCATTTTGATAACTATTATGTCTCTGCCCTCAACTGGTTTCATCTGCAATTGTGTTGAGTTCTTGACTTTGAACTCACCATGCATGGTTTTGATAGTCAACTCTCCATTGTTCCTTCTAAAAAGATGTTGGTTGGCAATGATATATGGGCCAAAACCAATGCCAAACAGTCTCTCACTATGCCCATCCGAGGAGTTCTCAAGGAGCCATACGCAAGCAGAGATTGGATTAAAATCTCGCACTCCCTTAAGTAGCGCCTTTGACTCGAATGCAACTTCTTGTTTTTCTGGGGGCAGTGCATCAAAGGGGAGTGTTTCTGTTGGGCCTGTTCTCCGCAATTCCCCTTCTCTCTCTGGAAAGCCAGCAATATTATTAGACTCACATACTTTAAGAGGAATGTGTGGTGTCAGATCAACTTTGAGAATTGGCATTGTTGAATTTCTAACAAAGTATGCCTGGATTCCCTTGTTCCTTTGTTGTGGTGACATTGCATCAGCAAGTATAGCTTCCCTCCTGATTTCTCCAAAGTGTTCTTGCACAATGTTTAAGTCTGTCATTGGAGATTCATCTAGAGTCGCACCCGTGACTGGATCTAGATAACGTACATATGAATATTCATCAGGACTGACTCCATACATATTCACAAATTTGTGCGCCTTCGTTCCAGCGCCATGAGTTTTCCCTTTGGACTTTCCTTTCTTTGTATAGGCCGCGCCAAAGAAATGTTCAATTGTGTCCCCTTCACCATGCATGATATAACCCATCTTATCGTCCCTTGCTTTTCTGAATTGAAGTCGGCGTCTACTCTTGCCTTGAAATTTAACTGGTTCATGCATCTTCTCTTTGAAGAATTGCCACAACATGCAACCAAGACCAATTCCGACGCCACTTACAACAATGAGATCTCTACTAATGAGTGACCACTTCCAATGTCCACTTAACTTAAGACCACGAGCCATCTCCGATTCACTCTGGAATCTTACTGCCTCAAGATATCCGAAGTCTCGCAAGGCTTCTGTTGTTGATGGGTCTATTGCAAGGTTGGAGAATTCAAGCAGCTGGGCCTTTGCCTTCTGAAGAATTTCAATATTTTGCCCGGTGTGATTCTTGGCATAATGGGCTCTGAGTGATGCCATAATTGATGATAAGGACATGAAGTGAGATGAACACGATTGATTTACAACCAAGTTGAAATGGTTTCTCTTCTTCATTTCATTCTCAAGTAGGCGATCAATAATCTGCACAGTTCTCTGTATAGAATGAATGTCAGTTTGCAGTGTGTATGCAACCTTACATGCAGCGGCACTTGTCATTCTCCCAAAGCCGGCGTCACTTGAAAATTTCACCATAACGTCCCAGATCTGCTCAGGCACCTTTTCAGGTACCTCCTTTGTGTAGAATGGGATCTTGATCTCATCAGGGATGTCCAGCCGTCCCACTAATTGCTTGTAACACTTTCCAGTATACCAAGTCTTTGAACTGCTAGTTGGGATTGCCAATGTGTTCAGGTTGATTTCGCTATCTCGCAGCTTAAATCGCTTTAGTGCATTGTGAATGGCTGGATGCATGGCCCCATCATACCGTACCAAATGAGCTGTGTAAAAGATTGGGAGTTCAAATTGACACATAACTCGCGCTTGGCGAACACTCACTTGTGATAAAATGCTAGTTGAGACATTCTGAGTTGTGACTGGTAAGCCGTAAACAAAACACAGAAAAGCCGCCTCTGTTGCAATCATAGATGGAATTTCCACCAACCCTTTTATTGTCTCCCCAATTCTAAGCGCCACTCCGGGTTTATTGCGACCAACTCGGCCAAATCTTTGAATTCTCTCACCTAAGCTTATGGGAATTTTGCAATAACTAACTAAGCGATTATCGGAATCAAGATTTGGAACGACTTTGAGTCCAAAGTCTACCACAACATCGACATCAAGTGTTACCCCATTCTCGATTATATTGGTTGCCACGATGAAGTGTTTCTTGATTGAGCTTCCTTTTGTTATGATCTCAACCCCTCCTAGCTTCATAGTTCTGCCATCAACTTTCGTCACCAGAAAACCTCGCTCATTCAACATTTTGCTCAACTGATCAACTTCATTGTAACTTGCAACGTACACAAGAATGTTGTCGCCCTTTTTAACCACATCTGCATGGGCATCTGTGCCTTGTGCATCAACGAAGTCCCGAAGGCTAAGCTGCTCCTCAATTAGTAACTCAACTGGATATTGAGTGGTTAAATCACACTCTCTTCCTGGAGGAGTTGCGGAGACTTTTATGATCTTCCCATTGTAGCTATACTCATGACAAAGGTTCCTGAAAGCTATTGCATTACTATCTAGCACATGGAACTCATCGAATATTATAAATTGGTACCGATCAAATTCCTTCACATTGTTTGCAAAGAAATGTAAAGCAAAGCCAGTTGTCATAACAGTAATCGGGCTAGAGCCGAATGTGCTGAGATTGCGCATTCTAAGAGTTGGGGATGCGAAGAAAGGGCTTCCCCTCATTTGCTTTGTCACATTCTCTGCGAGTGGACGCGTGGGCTCAAGTAATAGCACTCCGCCAAATTTGCATAAATTTGTCGGCAGACCCGTTGACTTTCCTGAACCGACTGCTCCCATCAAAATAATATCTTTATGTTCATTGTGGGCTATTTGATGTGAAACAGCTGATGCCGTATTACGGGTGAACTGCATGAAATAGCCTTCTGTTCTGTAGTGAGGAACTACGCGATTATTTGCTATTTGGTTGCTCCACCAGTCGCTGAATGTTTGCTCTTGCATTTGCGGCGTGTGTGCTGTGTCGCTATCAAGCTCAAAGTCTATTACCATGTTCTTCTCCTCTTGAGTTGGGACTATTGTATCTAGACTCTGAAATCTGACATTGTTTTCCACACTACCAAGTATGCCTTTAAATTTTGTCAGAATTTTGTACACGCAATCACTACGCTCATTGTCAAATAACATTAGTGTTAATGACACAAATGCGATAATCCTTTCCAAGCTAGCTTGGCCCGTGTTTTTAGCTTGGAATTCCACAATCTCAGTTGTTTCCATCATCAGGTACTCATACACTTCTTTATCACGCTGTCGAGTGTATTCCAAAAACTCCTCAAAAGACCCCTCTGGCAACTTGGCTTTAAAATCATCATATAATAGCATGGTCTTATCCTCTAACACTCTTTCTTCGAGCTGCGCGCTCTTGATCTTTGCAGCCCTATGCTCGTGTATTATTGCTACAAGCATATAATATATTTGCATAGACAAACTAACTATGACTAATGTGTTAATGAATTTCAAAACATCCGGAAATGCTTTGTGCAAAAGACTAAAAACTGCACATGTTGTCCTGCGTCTTGCACTTGAAATGCTTTCCAAAAATCTTTCTCGACACAGACTCCCCTTGTTTCTCAAGCGCTTGAGCGTACTCTGGTAATGAAACCGCAACGAGTTGCTGTAGCGTCCTTGCAAGTCTGTCTGCTCTTTTGGGAACAATTCTGCTTTGTATCTTCCAAAGTGCTTTCGCGTAAACCAGATTGACTTGAATTTTCCATACAAGCTTAAGTCTGACCAAGATGTCTCTAACAGTGCGAGATAGGTTTTTTCCATTATCTCATGAGACGATGCTTCTAATACTCTATATCCTGCATTCAGTACAGGATCATCCATTTCATTTTCCTCTGAAATCATCAGTAGAAATCGCGTTGCATGTGTATACGATTTCTTCTTCTGAAAGCCATTTATCAACTCTCCACATAGAAAATTTGCATTCTGCCTCATTATGTGTTTTTGCAAAGCTAGTGTATCAGCCACACTAACTTTACTGGCAAGAGTTTTCAAAATAGATGCCATTCGAACCAGACTATGATCGCTTGAAATCCATTTTGAAATTCCAAATTCGAGTGCACCACTATTTGACATTGCCATTAAGATCCCAGGTGATACTAAGGCAAAGACCATAAGATAAGGCTCTTTTTCTATCAATTCGCTTAAGACATCTGGCCGAAATATTGCCTGTGTTAATGCCTTGACTGCACTGGCATCATTGTTCTCTGAATACACGAGACCACCCACTTTATATTGTGCCATTGGTGATTCTAGCGTGTTGCTAGCAAACTTTTCAAGTTGGCTCACTGTATTTGCTTTCAGGATGTGGTATCCCGTATTTAACGACCCATAAGAATCCACAACGTGAATTGTCTTTTGAGCATGATCTACTAGAAGCCTGGGTAGTTCTGCACTAGCCGCCGCAGGATAATATGTAGATAGTAAGGCACATTCAGTTGCGACATCTATTAAACTTGGCCACTTTCCAAGCTTTTGTACTGACTCGTCCCTCACTCTCTTAGTAAAGTCCTTGGCGTTAGCTTCATCAACATTAACAAGCATTGCAAGAAATATGTTGATATAACAATATCCTTCCTTTGCTATGTACATAAGATTGCTAATTTCACCTGGTAGATCCAAGTATTTCGGATCCCCTGAATTGCCAATTACTAGATGATTTTTCGTTGGCATTTTAAGCTCTGAGTACATTGGACTACCATCTTCGAGAGTGACGCAGCAGCATGGGTACCTATAATTACCATCCTTCCGACTAACACATTCCTCTGTAATTCCGACCCGTGCAATCGACTCCCCTTCTAGTTGATCGCGCAACTTTTCAAGGTTTGTTGAAATGATAAAATTGCCAATTGCTAATTTGCGTTCTCCATTTGGGTTTTTCCGGATGACATACTTATCATAACCTTGCTCAGGATCAATTGTTTCAAAGTAATTATTGAGAAATCTCTTTGCGGCAATACCGGCGAGTCCCCATAAAAAATTTCCATTCTGGTCCAGCTGATTGTCGCAAGACAAAGCCAGATTTGAATGCGCTTTTGAGGAAATTTTATTTCTGAAATGCTTCAATGATCCGTTGCGAATGTTCTCTGTGCGATTGTTCAGATACCTCGCCAACTCAAGCAAAGAGTCTGACGCCTTTGCAAGGCTGTCAGGATTGGCTTTTGAACCAAGTAAAAGAATTTCATTCAATCGATTGACATGCGCAAATGGTGCTTCATTTCTATCTCCAATCAAACGAAGAATTTCCCTGAAAGCGGCAGTGTTGGGATTAGTGACTCGTCGTTGAGTGAACAAGTCGTGTAAGAAGCGAATTGTGTGGGTAAAACTTGGAAACCGTGCTCTCATTACATCCAGAATTCGCATTGCTCTATCACCTTGTAATTCAGAAAATGTGTCAAAATCCAAGTTACTAAGATTTGCTATGCATCTCTTACATGTGATTTTCCCGCACGGAAATAAGCTTTGACACATTAAAGCTGCAACATGCCCACAAGCTTCCACTGGCAAGTCAGATGTACAAGTGTGATCGAGTCCTATAGCTTTTTGTTCCTGGAAGGATGCGTTAAAGCCCTTCCAAAATATATCACCAGTTGAGAAGTGAGTCGCACGCAGTGTGATGGATTGACTGAATCTAGCTCTTGCCTCCAACAAACTATCATCACACGTTCCTCTAACAATAAAGAATTCATCCCGCACTCCGCTGAGATGTCCTTTTATCTTCTGTGTCAGGAGAACTATCCCACTATCGCCTTTTCTAAGATGCTTAGATCTAACTTCTGTCTTGGTAGTTTTCCGCATGAACATGTGCATAGTTCGCTGCTCACGTCTATGCATTCTGCAATCGATGCGACGTCTGTGGCCTTTTGCGTGGGCAACGTCAATGAACAAGGCTCTACCAAACCTTGTTTGCTTGAACTCTCCACAAACCCTCTTTTTGTGGATAACCTCCACTCGAAGAGAACTTGCTTTGGCTATATTAGCCACTGCATTATACAAATTATCTAAACCACTGCTGCTACAAGTTGCGCGCAACTTGGGCGCCCTCTTTTTGGTTTTCTTAAAGAATACAGTTTGCACATCCTCTCGCTTGTGCACTTCTTCAGCTTCCACCACTTGTATCTTCTCATTGACAATGATTTTGTCAACAATTGTTGGTTGAGCCTTCAAGAAAGCTGCTTTATCATCGGCTAGCTTCTTGGCTGCTGCGTTTATTTTCTCCACTTTCGTGGACGAAGCAGCCTTGATGTATATGCTGCCGTTTTTCATTCGGCATATTTTCCCATGCCTCTTTCTTTCAAGACGCTCCTTTATGCTGGAGAATATGTCTTTCTCAGCTGTGACGGCTGAGTGAATGGTTGACATGGCCTTGCCCAAAAGATCGTGAGTGAAGGAACCAAAGATCATTGTTGCTGCCATTGATCTCTCTGCTATTGTCGCAGTTAAAAACTAATGAAAATTAATTGAGTGAAAAATTACTTTCTGTAGTTGTGTTTGCTGAAATTGCTGAGAATAGCTTGATTGCTTGAGATTGCTGGTTCGTTATAATGTTGTGTTGATTTGTTTTATTTT